GGTGGGCACGTTCAATGTAATGAAAAACTTCATTTCAGGGCCTGTCTTTCAAGTTGCAAAGTTTTGCGGTTCCGTTCGTGTATCCGTCGTGTTTTGCCACCGGCATGTAAGGGATTAGACCACGGCGCATCAAATTATCAATCGTTGTTTCTATTTTTGTTGTGGTTTCCAGTTCTTTTATTCGAGCCTCCGCCTGCTCCAAACGTGTGGCGATCCGGTGCATACGGTCCCAAACGTAAAAGAAATTGTCCATGTCAGCCCCCCATCGCAAGGCAGATGGTGAAAATTGCCACTACAGCTACGCAAGTGGCAAAAATGTTGGCGGCTTCATAGGCTAGGTTCAAGATGTTCATTTTGGTTCTCCGTTTTGGTGTAGTCACTATGCGCCTGAACTTCTTTAGGAAAGCTTAACGGCGGCAAATTATTTAACTCTGCGTGTTTGCGAACGCTGTGCAAGATGGTTGTGTGATCCCGCTTACCCAGAACGCGCCCAATCCTCGGGAAAGAAAGGTTTAACCTTAATTTCAACTCGTAAGCGGCCTCTTGCCGGGCTTTCATGTATTTCTTTTTGCGATCTCGCCCTGTTATGTCCCTGACCGTTACATCATGTTTAAGAGCGATTTCATGCAAAATGCTCTGGGCAGGCGGCAAAGGAGCTATGCTTACAATCTGTATTTTGGGCTCAGGTGCTGGAGCGGGCGCTGGCTCCGGCTCCGGCGCTGCCGCTTCAATCGGGGGGATGATGATTGGCTTTGAGGGCGGCGTGTACCTTAAACGCTCTCGAACAGCTTTATAGTGCGCTTGCATCTCTTCCATCGTTTTCATTTTTGCTCCACAGCTTTTTTAATTTTTCACAATTCTATGATACACACACTCATCCGAGTGGGGAACATAAAAATGTACCTTACAACGCAAGCAGTTCAGGATTTGTGCAAAAAGCACGGGTCCATCCGCAAGGCGGCCAAGTTTTTGGGTGTGGCGGAATCAACCGTTCGGGCTCGGATAAAAACCAATACGCCAACTAGGGTTCCAGCGGCGTTTACTAAAATTCAGGATATGGAAAAAGAAATAGACGATTTGAAGAAAAGGTTATCATTTTTCTCAACAAGCAAGCCAAAATACATTGGCGGACGCACGGATAGCAGCACTACAGTCATCGCTATAGGCGACACTCATGACCAGCCCGGCATGGCAAAAGATCGGTTCAAGTGGATTGCGCGACATTGTGCCGCAGTCGTTCCTAACCGGATTGTGCAAATAGGCGACTTCTGTTCTTGGGATTCTGTTTCCACGCATGACGCACCGGGCAGCGTCAACCACGCCATGCGGCCATCCTTCAAAACAGATATGGAAAGCTGCGAAGAGGCCATGTGCCTGTTCTTCAAAGAAATCAAAGACCTAAACATCCCAATGGAGTTGACGGCGGGCAACCACGAAGAGCGAATTCAACGCTTTGAGAACAAAAACGCAGAAACTGTAGGGACGTTGTATATACAATTTGAGGAACTTTGCGCTCGGTATCGCTGGCGGCTGCATCCCTATGGGCAATGGCTATTTATCGACGGGGTTGGGTTTACGCACGTTCCCAAGAACATAATGGGCAAGCCCTACGGCGGCCAAAACAGCGAAAACCAGATAGCTAATCATGCAACTCACAGCGTAGTCTTTGGTCATACGCATCGCTCGTCCTTTCGTAAGGCACCAAAGATCGGAATTAACAATAGCATCGAGGTTCTCAATTTGGGAAGCGCCATGCCTGACGGATACGTCGCCAAGTACGCAGGAACGGCTACCTCGGGTTGGTCCTACGGCATCTATGAATTGAATATCAAATCCGGTCACATCATATCGCATCGGTTTCTTGACATGCGTCAGTTGCAGGAAAAATACTCTTGAGGCTCGATAAGATGCACCCTTTTGCGGAGGAGCTTTGCGCCATGTTTCGCACTAAGCACGGCGTTATGGACGCCGAGAACGAAATGGCGCGTGAGCTAATTGCGCTTAATTTGCGTGTGCTGGAGCTTGAGGGCCGTATGAAGGTGCTTGAGCGGGATCGACACCGGGCCTATCATAGGGAGCCAAGCATTCACCACATGAGGAGCCTGTCGCTTCCCATTGATGACAACAATTGGTTTACACCTGAGAAGGATGAAGACAATGCGTGATAGTGATGATGATATTGTCGAGCTTGTGGACGACGAAACGCCAATCTTTGACGATCCTGTTTCCCAGCGCGCCTACGCGTTCGTTCACTTGGGCAAGTTCGCCGAGGGGTGCGAAGACCCCATTGCGCGTGACTTAACCTACACAATGATGCGTAAAGTTTGCTCGTCAATCAAGGCAACCTCAACCGCGGAAGTGCGGGTAATTGAGGGCGGCCCGGCTAAATAGTCGTCACATTTTTATGGCAATCTGGTACTGCTGGTGCCAGCTCTGAGGAGATCGTCATGAACAAGGAAGCATTGCGACTTGAAGTTGAAGCCGTTCTTGAAGCAATCAAGGATGCGCTTGAGGAAGCTGTGGAAACTGTAGAAGTTGCCTTTGAGGATGAAGACGACGAAGAAATTTTGCCGGGTGATTGCAGCTTTCCCATCGTGTGGAGCGTTGGTAGCTCTCCTTGCGACGGGGAGGGTGGCGAGCCCATTGAAGATCCAATGGTGCTGCGCGTTCATTCGGCGGAAGAGCTTGATGAGCCCAACACCAAGTACGACGTGTCTCTTCAGGATGCCGTATCATCCCTGATCTTCATGATTGGTAGTGATGATGAGGATATGGTCATTGTCGCCACGCAAGTTCGTGACGCTTTGAACGAACTGGCTGACCAGATCACGATGGCGCTTGAGCTGAACGCCAACGAAGAATAAAAGTTAGAGGGGGCTTAGGCCCCCTCTTTCAACCGTTAATCCTTTGCCTCTAACGCCTCAAGAATGACGGTTCGGGCTAATATATTAGCCCCCCAATCGCCAAGGCTAAGTACTTCCCGCAACGCCGCCTCCAGCTTTTCGATGCGGTCGGCGGCGGCAACTGCACGATTGATATAGTCATCTTGCATTGCATCCCATTCTTGGCGCGTCTCTGCGCGTTGAATGCAAATTTTGAATGGTTCACTCATTTTTCCTCTCCTATTTCACCCCAAAATTTTTGCATGGCATCTTCATATTCGCGGGTAAGAAGTCCAATGACATCATTCAAAATGTCCGCTCTCATCAACGAATCTTGGTTTGCAAACTCAAAAGTAATTGTAACTTCTCCTTCAGCACTGTCATAATCAGCCCATAGCGTGCCAAATCGCACGCCCTTTGAGCGTTTTCCTTTGTAACTTTGACCTGCATATCGTTCTGTTTTTCTCATTTCGGGCCCTCCGGCATTGGCATCCAGTGGGTGGGGTTGATCTCATACCCTTCATGATTGCGCCACTCTTGGAAGTCGGTGTCGTAATACCCCACCACAAGAAAGCCCCCACCCGGCGATTCTTTCCACCAAGACGGCTCCCACAGCAGGAAGGTGGTCTCAACGTCTGCGGTCTCTATAGGTTGCCATTCACTCATCTATCTTCCTCCCCATTGTTGGGTTGTTACGCCCGCGCACCTGCGTGTTGGGCCAGACCCAAATTTCGCCAGTTTCGTCCTGAATGCAGACCCACAGGATATGATGCTCGTCGCCGTTGTCGATTATGAAGTGGCACAGGGCCTTCCCCAGCGGCGTGGTCAGGGGCAGGGTTGGGTTTAGCTGAACGATGTTGCTCATGATTTCAATATTCCCTTTTGCTTCAGATACTCTTTGGGATCAAACCCGTTGCTGATGTCGAAAAACGCCGATGGGTGATTGTCTACGTCCCAAAAAAACCCATCCAACAGCTTTGCCGCCAACTTGGCTTCGTCCGCCATCGCCCGGTTTCTAACGTATGGCGCAACGCGGGCAAGCAGTTCTTGGGCCCTGCGTAAAGCCGCCAGCACCTCTACATGGTGTTTTAGAGGGACGCTGCGTTCGAGCGCCTCGCTGATTTCTTCAATCAGCCGGTTGTTTCTCTCGTATCGGTTCATGGTTGTTTGCCTTTATTTTTTGGATCATTTGTTTGGCCGCTTCCGCGCCCTTGCATATTATTACCGTGTCCCCGATTGACATCAAGTAGGAATGCCAATCTTTTTGATTTTTATCTACTACGCCACCCTCCGTTCGCTTCATTTCAATCCAAAGTTTCCACGCCGGAACGTAAAGATCAGGTACGCCTGCGCTTACCCCCTCAACCTTCAACCTAGCCGCCGTGGTGATGCTGCGGGCACCACCATTGGGAATGGCAAATATGCGAACACCGTCAAAAGTTTGACGGAACCACTTCACAAGTTCGCGCTGTTCTTCGTGTTCTGTCGGAATTCTGTCAGTCAAGATGCGCTTCCTCAAAACGGCGGCTCCATTAACCATTCGTCGCATTGGTTGGCTACCTGAGTGAACTCCTTTGGAGGCACCATGTCAAACACCCCGCAACGCCCATCGCCGCTGTAGTTCATGCAGTTGTAGCAGAACTTCGGTGGCCCCTTGTCAAACAATTCCCTCATCATTTTCTCATGGGCAACCAATACTTTTGGCTTCTCATGTCTCATGCCCAACTCCTATTGATCACCTTGAAGAATTTGCCGTCTTTTTTGTATTCGATGGTCTGTGGAGGAACGCCAGTATTTAGTCCCTGACACATTGCCCCCAAATCTGTCTCCGTCAAGCTAATTTGAGCTTTCGACGCAGAACTGAGCCTGAAGATTGTTTGTCTGGCTTTTTGCCCTGCGTAACCCTCATGAGTTACCGGGAGATATTCAATAATTGGCGGGTCTGAGATGCCCCCGTAATACGACACCGCCAGCATTTCCTTTCCGCTTGTTCGGCTGATGTGCTTGCGCCATTGCCAGTCAGTGACCTGCATTTTACTCCCGTCCAACCCCATGATGTCGTCATGGTGGAGCTGCAATTTCTTCTGCGCAATGGGGAATTGATACCCGCAAGACGGGCACTCTTTTGCACTTGGATGCACAAGTTCATGGCACTCTGGGCAAGCCTTTACGGGGGCTTCGCCGGGCTCGTCTGACTTCTTTCCTGTTTTAGGCGGCTGCACCGCAGTTATAGGCCCGTGCGAGGCCACTACACCCGCAAAGTCCAGCACCATGCAGTGATCCGTGTGCGACTTCACCCGCATCCCGCGACCCGCCATTTGTACATACAACCCCGCGCTCATGGTAGGGCGCAGCATGGCGATCAGGTCAATGTCAGGGTAATCAAACCCCGTCGTCAGCACATTGGCGTTGGTGAGCGCCCGCAGCCGCCCTGCTTTGAAGTCTGCGAGGATGCGCTCACGTTCTTTCTTTGGCGTCTTTCCGGTCACGCAGGCGGCAGCAATGCCTTTTTCTTGCAGCACCATCGACACATGGTAGGCATGGTCAACGCCTGCGCAAAAGAATAGCCAAGCCTTTCGATCTTCCGCTAGTCCAATAACCTCGTCAACAATCGCACGGTTTTTTGGATCAACGTCAACCGCCGCCTGCAACTCGCTTTCAATAAAATCGCCACCGCGTTTTTTTACGCCGGAAACGTCAAGCTGCTCCTTCGTGTGCTTACTGCGAAGGGTGGCAAGAAAGCCCCTATAGATCAGTTGCTCAATGCTAACCGGCTCCAACAACGCGTCAAAAATCGCTGGTTTGTCAGTGATGTAGCCGTGGCCCAACCTAAAGGGCGTGGCGGTCAAACCAATCACGCGCAGCGCCGGATTAATTCGCGTTAAATCGCCAAGAAACTTTCGATAATCGCCATGTTCCTTATGGTTCACCAAGTGACACTCATCAATGATCACCAGATCAATGTGCCCGACATCCGCAGCCTTCTTCCCGATCGACTGAATGCCCGCAAAAGTAATCGGCTCACCAAGGTGTTTCTGGCCAATGCTGGCCGAGTAAATGCCCAAAGGCGCGTTGGGCCAATGTTGGCGCAGCTTCTCGGCGTTCTGCTCAATCAGCTCCTTCACATGCGTTAGCATCAGGATCTGCGTCTCAGGCCATGATTGCAGCGCGTCCTTACACAGGGCGGCCACGATATGGCTCTTGCCCGATCCGGTGGGCATGACAATGCAGGGATTGCCCTTATTGCCCGCCGCAAACCAAGCGTAGAGATCGTCAATAGTGTGTTGTTGATAGTCACGAAGTTGAACCATTGCTCATTTCCATCTTTTCGAATTGGCTCATAGGGATAATGCAACAAGGCTCAATGTCCTGCCAATCTCCCCGGTCTTTGCGTCCCGTAATTTTGATTGCATATGGGGCCCATTGGTCAATTGTAGCTACAAACAAGCCATCCGTTAGCTTTACCGCCAACACAAACGGCACAGTCCATTCCGCCGCCCGGTGCGACTTGCTGGCGCTCAACATAAGGCCGCCCCAGCCGTCAATCTGCTTGCTTGTATAGTTTCTGCACTTAATTTCAGCCGTCGCCACAAGAACGCCGTCCTTCACAACCCCGAAATCCAAGCCATACGAAATTTTCAACTTTACAAAATCGCATTCCCATTTGGCGGACAGATAATCCGCCACTTCACGCTCATTCTTTAAGTCTTCGGGCGTCTCGTATATGGGCCTCATTTCACTATCTCCGCGCCCGGCCACATCTCTTTGATTTTCTTTACCGTTTCATTCGTACAAGCCCCCGCGTTCGCGATGATCTCGCGGCTGGTGTACACTTCATCGCTCGGCCTGCCGTTCTTTACGTCATGCCCATCAATTTCATAGATAGCCGTCCATTCAATGTCGCTATCCTTCATTTTCCAAGGCACAAGGTCGGGATGCAACGTATGTGCCTCGCACCCAGCATACTGATATTGATATAAAACATTGTCAGCGTCATACCGTTCGCAACGCCATGTGCTATCTTCTTTGGGCGTACTGTGGGCGCAAGTTCTGCAATTTACATGTTTGGTTAAATGCGTTTCGTGGCAGAAAGAATGCGCATCGCAGAATTTACACTGAAACCATGTCGGGTCAGTCGATATAGGTGGAGGCATACGCTCAGACAATGCAATCCGCTTACCACGCGCGACCAGCTTTTCCGCCATCTCCTTGTCATACCGAACCCGCTCTGTGTAGAGGCGGTCGTTATCTTTGCAAACCGCCACATATAATGCACGGTCAATGCCGGTCCCGTGCATGTAGATTTGCATCTGAGCAAAATGTTCAGGCTTTGATTTTTCGACACCTTTGGCCTCCACGTCTTTGAATGATTTAGAGCTATGCGTTTTAAACTCGCAAATGTGGCGCTTGTTCATTGCCTCTGGAACGCCACCCTCAATGATGGCGTCAATGCTCCCCGACACATGTGAGCCAAAGTCCACGCTGATCTGCTTTTCTGTGTTCTGAACCATAACGCCAATCGACCGCAGGTCCGCAATAATGTTTGCCTCTTCCTGATGCCCACGGCGAAACAACCGCAATACCCGCCCCGGGAAGGTCGGCTGCACCGCCCAACGAAACGACAGCCACATCCACCGTTCGCAAGGTCCCCCAAGCATCGAGGCCCCCAAATGCGGGCGCGGCTTGCTGACCCGGTTTTCATGCGCCTTGTCGATCAGGTTTTCGATGGTGTTTTCAAATTCAGGGATTTTCATGTTTTAGACTCCGCACATGCCTTCACATTCATTCATAAACAGGTCCGGCTGGCCGACTTCCGCATGTGTTCGAAGATCGACCTGATCAAGAGGCTTGCAGCTCCGATGGATGTACGGCACAGCTTTTATACGCCCCATTGTTCCATTGGAACGCAGCGCGTGATCGGTCTTGACGGCATCTTCGAATGACTCGGGATCTGCCGCCTTCATAGCTATCCAACTCTCGTCAGATCGAAAGGGGCAGAACGTGCACGCGCTCTTTGGAGCTGACCATCCGTGCTGGGTCATCCATTCAAGACAAGCTGCCCGGCTCATCCCAAGTTCAATCAATGGCCAGCGGTTGACCTTCCAATGGCTATTCGCCGGTTTCATGCGGATGGCCTCGTCAGTCGAGATTCCGATCCAAACCTCAACGGACTTCGCGGGGATGCGCTGGCGAGGGGCGTAGCCAAGGAGCGCCCGCAGCTGCTTGTCGATGGGCTTAATTTTGTATTCCGAGGTGCATTGGCGTCGGGCCATCCCAATTCCAAGATTGCCGCGATCCAAAAAGAAAGGGATAGACGCAAATCTTTTGCTTCCACCCGTATTCGTGCCGCGCACAAGGTCATCGCGAATATTCCCTGCGCTGATGATATGCACAGGATATGGAAGTTCAGCAGTCAACCGCTGTAAATGGTCATACACAGGTTTCGGCTCTGCCCCAGTGTCTGCAAAGATTGCGCAGTCAGGCATCTCTATTTCGCCAAATTTGGCCATGAGTGCCAGTGTAGTGGACTGAACGCCAGCCCCGAGAGAAAGCACTTTCATTATGACCTCCAAAAGTAAACCGGGGCGCTATGGCCCCGGCTGTTGTTATTACTTCTTCGCCCACGGGGGAGCAGCCTTCGCCACGGCGGGAGCTGCTACCGCCGCCGCAAGCCTTGGCGGCGCGCCGCCCTCAATGCCCTTAAACCCCTTCACTTGGTTCTTGTCCCCATACTGTTCGGACTTCTCGATATCGACCTTGATCTGAAGGCTGTGGCCGATCAACTGATCCGTGTCAGACACTTTGGGAATGCCAGTAGCCTCCAAAATCTCGCGAAGCTGCTGGCGGCCAATTTCCTCGGCCTTGGGCGACTGGTTCTTGATGTTCAGGTTTCCAAACACAACACGACCCTGATGACTTGGACCCGTAACGTCGTAACGGACGGCGATATACTGTCCCGTGCCGGTCTTCGTGGCCTTCAAATCCGCCGCCGCAATGGTGACTGAATACCAACCCGGCGGGATGGGATCAAAGCTTGTCTTGCCCTGCGGAAGAAACTCAACGTCGAATGTTTCACCAAGATTTGCCATGCTTACTTCTCCTTCGTAATTGTGAATGACGGCCTTCCGGGCGTCGATGTGATGGCGCGGGAAAACACCGTTTTGACATTGTTGCCAACGCCATCCCATGTGGACATTTTGAGTTCAGGCTTCCAGCGGAACAACACGCTCAGGTGATCCTGCATGTCATGCTCTGCTGCAATCTCTTGCGCCAGATCGGCATCGACCTTGCGATTGATGCGAGAGGCGATCTTGATGGTGAAAGGCTCAGCCTCCACCTTCTTCGTGCCTTCGTCGCCCTGCTGCACCTCCAGAAGACGACAGATCTCGTCTTCAATCAGGCGCCGCCTTTCAGTGGCGTCATGCTCGGCGTTCTTCGCCTCAACCCACTCAGTAGAGAGTGTCTGGAGCGGCTTCATGACGCCCCCCCAATCTTCGCAATGATTTCGCCAAGGTCCGGGGCCTCCCAAGCGCCTAGCTTGCCACTGCGGTCCTTGGCCAACCAAATGCCGTCGCTGTCGCACATGAGGGCGCGCTGGGTGTTGCCGTCAGCATCCTTATCAACCCGCAGCGCCAACACCTCGTCGAAGAAGTAGGGCAAAGATTGACCCGTCTTGTTGCCGGGCATCGAGGGGGCGTAGAGAATGCGGCCCGTCTCGTCCTGAGACTTCTCCAGCTTGGCGCTCATGTAGACGTGCCGCCCCGGCAAGTCGCGGAAAGCGCGGATAATGTCAGCCATCTGTTCCTGCATTGCGCCATAAGCCTGACGCGGGTCTTTGGCGATCTTCTTTTCGTGGTTCAGCACAACCTCGGCAATCTCGCTGATGCTGTCAAGCGCCACGCTCTTATATTTCGTGGCCTCAGAGGACGACATCCATTCGAACGCCTCTTTCAAATCGTCCATGCAGGTTATTTCAATATAAGGGAGATTTGCGTCCTGAATGGACAGCAGCCCGCCCTCGGCTGACAGAACAATCGGGTCGGGCAGTGAGGGGATCAAACTGGTCTTTCCAGCGCCCGCTTGCCCATACACGAGCATTTTGACGCCATTAGCGGACAAACCGCCTGTGTTTTTTACAGATATGGCCAATGTGGCCTCCTTGGTCTTGATCGGTCGGACTATTCCGTTCGATCAACGCTTGCACTATGGGTGATTTGCGGGCATCTTGCAACAGAGTAATGTTCGAAATCCACATGGAGGCATAAAATGATGTCAATCGAAGCCATCCGGCTTGCATTGCGAGACCGGCGACTTAGCATGATCTCCAAGGCCACGGGCCTGCACTACAACACCATCCGTGGCGTGCGGGATAACGAGGCTGCCAACCCAAGTTATAGGGTGCTTAAAGCTCTCAGCGATTATCTGGAAGGTGCGGCAAATGGTTGATATTACAGACATTTTCGGCGGTCCTTGGTCCCCGCCAGCCAAAAACACGCTGCCCCCCGAAGACCAGCTCCGCGACGCAATCATGGCTGCGGGCCTAACCCCGCCAAAAGAGATCCTGCTTGACGGAAAAATCCATAGGTTTAATTCAGGCACTAAAGGATCAGGCGGTCACGATAAACCCGGATTTTACATCGCCTTCGGGGACGGCATCCCCGCCGGGCGCTTTGGTTGTTGGCGCTCAGGCATTGAATCAACTTGGCGAGCCGACATTGGCCGCAAGTTGACTCACACCGAAGAAATGATCCATATGCGCCGCATGGCCGAAGCAAAGGCCCTCAGAGACGCAGAGAACGCCAAGAAACAAGAAGTCGCCGCCAACACCGTCGAAACCATTTGGTCCGAATGCGGCCCGGCAAGCCCAGACCATCCTTATCTTGCCCGCAAGGGCATCAAGACCCACGGCGCCCGCGTCACCGGCGACGGACGGCTAATCGTCCCGCTCTACGATCAGGCCGGAAGCCTTTCAAGTCTCCAATACATCGACGCAGACGGCGGCAAACTGTATCACTCAGGCGCACAGACAGGCTCTCGTTTTTGGCAGATCGGCACCAATGACGAGCCGGGCACCCTCTATGTTGCCGAGGGCTTCGCCACCGCCGCGACCATCCACGAGGCCACGAACCGCCCCTGCATCGTCGCCTACTCCGCCTCCAACCTCGTCCCCGTCACCGGCATCTTGCGCGAAATCCACGGGGCCACGCAGGACATCGTAATTGTGGCGGACAACGATGCCTCCGGCGTTGGCCAGAGGTATGCTGAACAGGCATCGGCCAAGTTCGGGGCTCGCATGGTTATGCCGCCAGAGCCGGGGGACGCCAATGATTACGCGCAGGCCGGTAATGATTTGGCGGCCCTTCTCGTCCCGCCCAAAGACGACTGGCTGATCCCCGCTGATGACTTCTGCGCCCAGCCCGCCCCCATATCGTGGCTGGTCAAACGATGGTTACAAGATAAAGCCCTGATTATGGTCCACGGACCCTCCGGGGGCGGCAAAACCTTCGTGGTGCTGGATTGGTGCCTGCGCATGGCGGCAGGCGTTCCAGAATGGGCAGGCAACCGCGTTCGAACGGGAACGGTCGTTTATCTGGCGGGCGAGGGGCATCACGGCCTGCGCGGGCGCGTAGCGGCTTGGAAAGTCCACCAGAACGCGGGGCCGCTGTCCATGTGGCTCTCTCGCGACGGGTGCGATCTAAACACACCGGCTGGCTACATGCGGGTGGTGGACAACATCAGGGCGCTCCCGAAGCGGCCCAGCCTAATCGTCGTTGACACTCTCCACAGATTTCTTTTGGGGGATGAAAACTCCGCACAAGACGCCAAGACCATGCTTGACGCCTGCGGGGCGCTGATGGCGGAATTTGGATGTTCGGTGCTGCTCGTACACCATACCGGCGTCAGCGAGGAGGCCCAGCATAGGGCGCGAGGTTCGTCCGCATGGCGCGGGGCGCTGGACATCGAGATCAGCATTGTGCCCGGCAAGGATGGATCGCCAATGTCAATTGTCCAGCGCAAGTCCAAGGATGCCGAATTGGCCGAGCCGGTTTATGCCGAGCTTACGTCCGTCACCATCCCCGGTTGGTTTGATGAGGACGAGCAGCCCGTCACGAGCGCCGTTGTGAACCTCACGGAGGCCCCTGTGGCCGCCAAAAAGGAGAGCAAGGAGTCGGTGTTTTTCAAAATATTTGAAGCGGCTTGGTACGCCTCTGGGGCCGAGGAAAAGGAGGGCGCGCCATATGTCACGCGGTCGTCGCTTAGGGCGAAGCTGAAGGAAAGTTGCAATGATGCGACCGCCGATAAGAAGATGAGGCCGGGGTCGGCTGATCAGCCCGTGGGTGCGCTCTTGGCAGCCGAGATCATCAGCCCATTTGAAAACGGGTGGGTGGTCAGCGACGGGGCATATGCGTCAGGATTGCTTTTAAGGAAAAAAGGGGAGAGGGCAAAGCCATGATAGCTATTGTTATGCTTAACCGTACCATACCGTACTTTTGGCGTACTAGTACGTTGCGGTACGTTTTGGGCTTATTGCTTAGCTCAACCGTACCGGCGTACCGTACCGTACTTTCGCGTACTAGTACGTTTTGGGGCAAAACGCCCGAAACCGTACCGTACCGTACCACCCCTCCTAGGGAGGGGTACGGTGGTACGGTCGGTGCGGCGAGAAGTTCGGTCCCCTAGTTGAGTACCTCAACCAATAATATCCTCGTCAATGGTGTCGAGGGGGCTGCGGCACCAGATAGGGCTTTTGGCATTGCGATACCGCTTGCGGCTGATCTCGCGCTGGAGGCACCCGCAGGATTGTACACTTCTGCGACGTAGATACCGACCTTCGATCTCTTTTTCAGCGCCGCAGGAACACTTACATAACCATAGCAATCGTTTATGTTTGGTGATGTTGCCATTGGTGCCAAGCACTACAAGCCGCCCATACACGTTCCCGGTCTCGTCAATCATGGTGTTACCTCCAATTGCTCTGCCAGCCAGTTGATGTTGATCTTGCCCTGATCAAGGGCCGCCAGAAGGATTAGGATAGCCCGTGGCGGGGGCCAACGCCCCGCCCGCCAATACTCTACCATCCGGCTCTTGGAGCCCGTCAGGAGGGCTACGTCGGCCACCGTGAGGCCATGCCGTTGCATGGCGGTTTTGAGGGGGGTCATTTTGGCTCCAAATATTTGAGAGCATCAACAACAGCCGCCTCGGTCCAGACGTAGCTGGGCTCATGGGAGCGGTGGCGGTACAGGCAAAACAGCGCCCACAATTCGGGGTTGTGGAAGCTGCAAAGCTCATTAGTGGGTTCGGGGAGGGTCAGGCCGCTCATTGCTCGCGATCCGCCAGTTGCTCCATCAGGATCGCCACAGCCTCGGCTGGCGTGGCCCCGTAGCCGATGGGGTCAGTTTCCTGCCCGTCGTAATCGTCGGTGACGGCGCACCAGTCCCAGCTTTTGTGCGGAGAAGCAAAGTTATAGTTGATGATGATTTTGTATTCGGTGGTCATGGCGTTCCCCTCAGATCTTGACGTAATGGATATGGTCCGCCCAAAAGGGCGTGTCCATCGAACCGACCAGCTTGCCCTGCACGAACACCGCCTCGGTGTACTCCGACTCATCCGGGGTCTGCATGGCGACGATCTCGACCAGATCGCGTGCGGCGGCTTCGGAGTAGGGGTCGGCGCCGAGGACGTGATCCACGATGTTCTCGCAGATGGCGTCCCACATGCCTTCGCCTGTAGCGCCGAAGGTGAGGGAGGGGGTGGTCTCGCCGAGAGTGAAGAAGTTGAAAGTCATTTGTTTGCTCCGTTGTTGATGACGTATATTTACTGCAATGGTTGCGGGGTGTCAAGCGCACCCCGCGATGATTTTTAGGCCAAAGCCTTAGCTGTCGCCGTGACGCTCAAGCGGATCGTCGGCTTAATTGCCTTGGCGTGGCAGCGCAGGAAGTCGGCGGGGCTTAGAAGCGTTTCGGCCAAATCCTTGCTGAAGGTGTTGGGGAAGCTTTCATAGACCTTCACGATGGCGCGCGTGCCGTGGATAACGTTCTCGCGGGTGGCGAGAATCTCGTCGCGGATGAGAGCCTGCTTGGCTTTCAGCTCTTTGATGTGGGCGTCGAGGGCGGCGTAGTGGTCTGCGAGGGTGGCGAGGTTGGACATTGTTGTGTTCCTTGTTGAGTGAGGGATGGTGGGGGGCTGGAGTCCCCGGTTACTTGGCGATTTCAATGTTGCGGACATGTTCAAGGAAGGTCATAACATCGTCTCGGTAACACTCGTCTGAACCCTGCACGTTGTAGGTCATGCAGGTGATGTTCCCATCGAGGGCATTCCAAGTCCACTTTGGGTCAAGCCAAACTGTAACCTGATGGTCAGGGCAAATTTCAATCTCGTCGATGCGGCTGTCACGTTTGGCGATGCGGCGGATATAGTCAGTGGTTAGTTTCATTTGCCTGCTCCGTTGTTGATGTCCTATCTATAAGGCGCAACCATTGCGGGGTCAAGCGGTAAATCGCATATTCGCGGCGATTTTGCGATTTATTTTAGATATTGCGTTTTGGGTCGTTCGGGCTTATCTTTATGCGTGAAGTTACAATCGTTGAAACAATCGCACAGGTGGGTCGTGACTAAAAAGAAAGATCCTGATAAGCGGCCAGTTGGTCGCCCTTCGCTCTACAAGCCAGAGTATTGCGAGATCGCTGTACAGCTTGGTAAGGAAGGCTGTTCGCCTGCTGAAATAGCTGCTCACTTTGATGTAGATCGCGTTACACTCATAGATTGGTCTCGCGCGCACGAAGATTTTTCTACAGCCCTAGCGCGCGCGAAGCTTCACGAACAGGCTTGGTGGGAGAAAGCTGGGCGAACTGGCATGTATCTTGATCGCTTCAACGCAACTGTTTGGACGAAATCCGTCTCGGCGCGTTTCAAGGATGATTACTCTGAGCGCCGAGAGGTCACAGGCGCAAACGGCGGCCCCATCCAGCAGGCGGTGACGTTGCGGACGCTTGACGTGTCTGAGCTAGACGACGATCAGCTTGAGGCGTTGGAGACCGCGCTGGTGGCCACGCTTGGGAAAGATTGATCTTCCCCGCGACATCGACGGCAGGTCAACGCTTCTGAACATCGAGAAGCGCCGCTGCGAGCTGTCGCTGGCCAACTTCATCAGAAAAGCGTGGCACGTCGTAGAGCCCGGCCAGCCCTACGTCCACAACTGGCACATTGACTTGATTGCCGCCCATCTTGAGGCAATCACTGACGGCCACGTTCTTGACGACGGATCGCCATACAATCGCCTGCTGATCAATGTGCCGCCCGGCACAATGAAGTCGATGATCGTCAACATCTTCTGGCCTTCGTGGGAATGGGGGCCTCGCAACATGCCCCATATGCGGTACATATGCGCCGCCCATCAGCAGGGCCTTGCAATCCGCGACAGCACGAAGATGCGCCGCCTCGTTACCAGCGATTGGTATCAAAAGCATTGGGGCGACCGGGTAAAGCTAACCGGCGATCAGAACGCCAAGACCAAGTTCGAGAACACGGCGACCGGGTTCCGCGAGGCGCTGGCGGCTGGTTCAATCACCGGCTCGCGCGGCGACCGGGTGCTGATCGACGACCCTCACAGCGTCGAAAGCGCCAACAGCGAGGCTATGCGCCACACGACGCTCGAATGGTTCACCGAAGCCGTCCCAACCCGCCTTAACAACCCGAAGACCAGCGCCATCGTCGTTATCATGCAGCGCCTGCACGAAGAAGACGTTTCTGGCGTCATCCTTGAGCGCAAAGGCTTTCAAGGCGTCTACGACCATATCTGTCTGCCCATGCGCTACGAGGCATGGCGGTCAGGGGTCGCGACCAAGCTGGGCTACCTCGATCCGCGCGAGGAGGAGGGCGAGTTACTTTTCCCACAGCGTTTCCCGCCCGAGGTGGTGGACCGCGACGAGGCGGCAATGGGTCCGTATGCCGTGGCCTCGCAGCACCAGCAGGTGCCTTCGCCTCGCGGCGGTAACGTCGTTAAGGATAGCTGGTGGCAGCTTTGGGACCACAGCCACTTTCCGAACCTCGACTTTATCGTGGCGTCCATCGACACCGCTTACAGCTCCAAGGCCGAAGAGCGCGGTGACTTTAGCGCCTGCACGATCTGGGGCGTCTTCTCAGGCGACCCCGCCACGACCGCAACCCGTAACGTGGATCGGTACGGCAAAGGCTTCGACGGCTACGTCAACACAAGCTACACCTCAGACCTGAACGCCGTCCCGCGCGTCATCCTCATGCGCGCTTGGGCCGAGCGGCTGGAGTTGCATGAGCTGGTCGAGAAGATCGCTAAGGATTGCAAGGCGCTAAAGGTGGACAAGCTGCTGATCGAGAACAAGGCGGCAGGCCACAGCGTGGCGCAGGAAATCCGCCGCCTATTCAGCCACGAGCCGTGGGCCGTCCAGATGTACGACCCCAAGTCCATCGACAAGCTGGGCCGCCTCTATAGCGTCCAGCATCTCTTCGCAGAGGGCATGATCTATGCCCCCGGCACAACGTGGGCCGAGGCCGTCATCCGGCAAGTATCGTCCTTCCCTCGTGGCAAGCATGACGACCTAGTTGACACGGTGTCTATGGCTCTGCGACATCTACGAGACCTTGGCCTCCTCACCCGCAGCCCCGAAAGGTTGGCGGAAATCCACGAAAGCAAATCGCAATATGGAAAAGCGCCCCCTCCTCTCTATGATGCCTGACCGGGTTATGTGCCGGGCGCACGTCGATAAAATCGACGAAAATCAATGGCTTGTTGAAATCTTTGGCGTTGAGCCATACGACTTTACACGTCGCTATGAAATTGATGCGAAATCCGATACACTTGCGGCCCAAGAGGGCATCCGACGCTTTGTGGCGGAGATGCAAGCTCGCAGGGACCACTAGCTATGTCGTTGACCCCCGGTCTGTCGCCATCCATTCGCCAGCCCTTTTCCGATGAGGCACCCGCTGTCCAGATCGAGATGATCGAGGACGGCGATACGCCTGTCATGGATCAGCGCGGCAATGTGCTGGAGATCGAGCATGGCGACGGGTCGATCAGCATTAGCCTTGACGGTAAGCCGCTTGATGAGTCCGAGCCCGACGCGCCCAAGGACTGGTTTGACAACCTCGTAGACGACATTGACGAGCTTGAGTTGTACCGGATCAGCGACGAACTGCTGCGCGGCGTTCAGGACGACATCGACAGCCGCAAGGAATGGATCGAGAACAGGGCCACCGGCATCAAGCTGATGGGGCTCAAGCTGGAAATCCCCGGTTTGCAGGGGGCGTCTGATGGCGCTCCGGTGGAAGGCATGTCCAAGGTGCGCCACCCGCTGCTGCTTGAAGCAGTGCTGCGATTCCAAGCAAATGCCCGTTCGGAGCTGCTGCCCACCGATGGGCCGGTGAAGGTTCGTAACGACGACAACAACGCAAACTTCCAAGAGGACCAGCTTGCTAACGCGTTGGAGACGGACCTCAACCACTTCTTGACGACGACCGCCACCGAATACTATCCAGACACGGATCGTATGCTCCTCATGCTGGGCTTCGGCGGCACGTCGTTCAAGAAGGTCTACTATTGTCCGTTACGAAATCGCCCGGCGTCTGAGACGGTGGATGCCGACGACCTGATCGTCAACAACGCGGCAACCGATCTTCGTAACGCCAAACGCATCACGCATCGCTCTTACATGCGCCCCAGTATCGTCAAGCGGCTTCAGATACTTGGCGTCTACAAGGACATTGACCTGTCCGTTGCCCGCCTGCCGACGCTCGATAGCGTCCAGAAAGAAAAGAATAGCCAGCAGGGCATTGCCCTTTCGGCGTCCGGCAACCCCGATGATCGCGACCGCGAGATTTACGAAATCTACTGCGAGCTGGACATCAAGGGCTTTGAACACAAGTACAAGGGCAAGGTCTCCGGCCTCGAAATCCCCTATCGCGTCACTATTGACACTTCGTCCAAGCAGGTCCTGAGCATCGTCCGCAACTACGACGAGGACGATCTGGACCTACCCGAGGCGCGCATCAACTTCGTGAAATATTCATTCGTGCCGGGGCTAGGCTTCTATGACATCGGTCTCTTACACATTCTTGGCAATACAACTGATGCTATCACTGCTGCGTGGCGTGAGCTTCTTGACGCTGGCATGTATGCCAATTTCCCCGGCTTCCTCATGGCCGACACTGGCGCGCGTCAGAACACAAATATCTTTCGCGTTCCTCCGGGCGGAGGCGCGCTTGTTAAAACTGGCGGTATGCCGCTAAACCAAGCCATCATGCCGCTCCCGTACAAGGAGCCGTCAGGCGCCCTAATGTCGCTCGTTCAGAACATGGCCGAGACGGGCATGAGGATTGGCGGCACCAGTGAGGCACAGGTAGGCGAGGGCCGCGCTGACGCGCCGGTTGGCACGACGCTGGCCATGATCGACCAAGCCACCAAGATGATGAACGCCGTTCACAAGCGGATGCACGCGGCGCAGGCCGAGGAATTCCGGCTGTTGGTGCGGACGTTCAAGGACAATCCCGAAAGCTTCTGGCAGCGCAACAAGCAGCCGTCCTACCAGTGGGATCAGGAAACCTTCCTGCGCGCCATCGACGACTACGAGCTGACGCCGCAGGCTGACCCAAACACGGCGAGCCACACCCAGCGCATCATGAAGGTCGTTGGCCTCATGCAGCTCATGGGTAGCTCGCCCGAACTGTTCGACAAGAAGGCCGTCATAACTGACGCCATGCAGGTCATGGGTTGGAACAACCCTGAGCAGTTCTTCAGCAAGGTTCCGCAGGGCGGTATTGAGGGGATGTTGGCCAACCCGTTGGTCCTTAAGGGCCTTGGCGACTTGCTCATTAAGAAGCAGGACAGCGACACCAAGAAGATGGTGGGCGAAGCGCAGGCCGCCGAGTTGCACGCCAAAGCGCAGCAGATCCCGCAGGCCGGTGCAGCCGCTGGTGGTGGGGTCAATCCGATGGACGCCCAGATTAAGCAGGCAATGGCGCAAGCTGACATGCAGCTCAAGGGCGCTGACCTGCAACTGAAGCAGGCGCAGATAGCCGAGGTTCAGGCCAAGGGGCAGGCTGACCGCACGGCTGACCCCATGAAGGCGGCGGATCTTCAGCTTCGCCAGCGCGAGTTGGACCAGAAGCAAGAAGACGCTGAGCTTGACGCCATTAACCGCAAGCGTGACCGCGAAAGCCGCGAGAGACTGGCGGCTGTCAAGCTGGCCGAGGATATGGCGGCTAACCCGCAAGGTCTGGGCGTCGTAAACCAAATCCTCGACCCCGGCATGGTGCAGCGGCTGGAGAGCAATGAGCCCCAGCTTAAAAGCGGGAGTGATTGATGAACCCGGTCCATAGCGCACTCCTTACCGCCAAGCGCCGCCGTTACGAAGACGGCGGGGCTCCCGAGGCCAAAGCGCCCGCCCCAGCTCCGGCGGTTGAGGTGGCGCGCGCCGCCACTTCGGCTGCTGCTGATAAAGCGCCCGCAATCAGCGAAGCTGACATTCAAAACCTATACAAAACAACAAAAGGCATTGAGCGCGAGGCTGACGCCGCTGGCTTGGAATATTGGAAGGAGAAAGCCGCAAATGGCATGACCTTAGACCAGATGCAAGATGCGTTTAATAAAGCAGCACAAGACCCGCTTGAAGCAGCAAAATCCGACACAATGAAGTCTACAGGCGCGGTGGCAAGCTTTGGCAACAATCCGCCAGTTCCGCCAACAAAGCCTCTGTATTTGCAAAACTTTGACTATAGCCAGTACGACAATCCGTTTGACGCGCGTTACGCTTACCTGTCCAAGACCTTCAACCCAACCATTGCCGCCGCAATGATGGGCAATTATACCGTTGAAAGCTTCAACAATCCCAACCAGTTTCAAACCAATACCGGAGCGGCTAACGGCACTCCAATCTTTGACAAGAACAACATGCCCACCGGATACGGCGCTGCCATGTGGGGCGGGACACGGCTGACCAATCCCAATGCCGGGCAGAACAAGATGGGCTTGTTCGACTTTGCCGACAAATTTGGCTTTGACCCTAACAGCACTGAAGGGCAGGACCGTTTTTCTGTCTATGAACTTACCCAGAACCCTGAATATGCTGGCGCGTATAAAGATCTTCTTTCCGCAGGTACAAACATCAACAAAGCTACCCAAATATTTGGCGACCAATATGAGAGCCCAAAAAACCTAAATGCTTCATTGGCCGACCGTCAGGCCAAGGCTGGCCTGTACCAGAACTATTATTCCAACCCGTCTTCGTTGTCCGCAGCCGATCAAGCCGCAATCGCAAAAACCAAAACCGGCATGTTTGACCCCGCATTTCAAAAGTACGCGGCGGACAAGGCTGCGGCTGAAAAGGCTACGCAACTGGCGAAGACCCAGACACAAACCGTTACTGATCCGATGGTGGATACCACCGGCTTCAATACGGGCGTCGATACGTCGGTTAATGACCGAATCATGCAGCAGTCCAACGACTACATAAACCAGTCGCTTCAGAACAATCTGAACAACAACTTTGTGGATGCCAACAATTTAAATACAGGGATGGGCACATATAACACCGGCATGTCGTTCTCTAGCGACAACAGCGGCAGGGGCATGGGCACCGGATCGGGGAACGAAACCGGCGTCAGCATTATGAATGGAATGCCGGACTGGTACATACCCAACGCTCGCGGCGGCGCAGTCGGTCACGCCCTTCGCCTTGCTCACCACTACGCCACTGGCGGACACACGCC